GTCAAAAGTTCCTCTCCCCGCCGCTCTGAAGTCGCGACGTGTTCCCGGTGTGGTATGGAGCGACCGTTGTTTGAGTTCGCGCGTGACAAGTCGAAGGTCAGCGGCCGGAAGAGCATCTGCCGAGAGTGCGATAACGCGAAGTCGCGGCGCTATTACGAGAGCAATCGCGACGTCGTCTTGGTGCGCGTCAAGACCCGTCAGGCCGCCCAGCGGGTAAGGCGGCTGTGCAAGTCGTGCGGGAACCCGGCGACGTCGAACCGCCATCATTACTGCGATCGGTGTCGGCAGGTGTTGTGGGCCAAGCGCGCGGAGCAGAAGCGTGCGAGCGATCGCCGTCGCGGTCTTGCTCGAGCGTCGACCACGCAGCGCGGTTACGGAGGGAAGCATCAGGGCCTTCGCCGGGCTATCGCGGAGGTCGTCGACTCTGGTGCTGCGGTTTGCGCGCGGTGCGGAGGGCCTATTGCGGCGGGCGAGCCGTGGGATCTTGGTCATGATGATTTCGACCGGTCGCGGTATGCGGGGCCGGAGCATCGGCGTTGTAATCGGGCTACGGCGGGGCGGCGTCAGCGGACGTCGCGGGTCTGGTGAGTGTTCGTCGGCCGGTATCCGCGGCGGTTCGCCGCGATCTGAAAGCGATCGCGGCGATTGACCCGGAGTTGGCTCGTTCGGGGCTTGCGGCGTCGGCGTTGGCGCTGGCCGGCGAGTTGGATTCGCCTGGGAACAGCGCGACGTCAAAGGCGATGTGTGCGCGGGCGTTGCGCGAGGCGATGGATCGGTTGCGTGAGTTGATGCCCCCGGCTGAGGAGAGGGATCGTCTTGATGACCTCAGTGCCCGGCGAGCGTCTAGGCGTTCAGCGTCCTAGGGTCTGTGAGGTTCCCCGAGCGGCGTCTTCGGCGGCCGCCGAAGCGATTGACCTGGCACGGATCGCCGGGCTTGATTTGGACCCGTGGCAGCAGTTCGTTCTTGAGGGCGCGTTGGGCGAGCGGCCGGACGGTAAGTGGGCGGCGTTTGAGGTCGGTCTAGTCGTTTCGCGTCAGAACGGGAAGGGCGCGATCCTCGAGGCGCGCGAGCTCGCTGGCTTGTTCTTGCTCGGCGAGCGGCTGATCATCCATTCGGCGCATCAGTTCGACACGTCGCTTGAAGCGTTCCGTCGGCTGCTGGGGCTGATCGAGGACAACACTGAGTTCTCCAAGCGGGTGCGGAAGGTGTCGCGCTCTCACGGCGAGGAGGGCATCGAGTTGAAGTCAGGTCAGCGCATCCGTTTTCGCACGCGAACGAAGGGCGGCGGTCGCGGCTTCTCTGGTGATTGCCTGATCCTTGACGAGGCGATGGACTTGCCGGAGACGGCGCATGGCGCGTTGCTGCCGACGCTGTCGGCCCGGCCGAATCCGCAGGTCTGGTACACCGGGTCAGCCGTAGATCAGGAAGTTCATGATCACGGGCGGGTGTTGGCGCGGGTTCGTGAGCGCGGTCTGTCGGGTGATGAGCCGGGGCTGGCGTACTTTGAGTGGTCTGCGGACGCTGATCTGCGCGACATGGACGGCGTGGCGACGGACCCGGACGCGTGGGCGCAGGCAAATCCGGGCCTCGGAATCCGTATTTCGCTTGGGCACATCGAGCTTGAGCAGCGGTCGATGGACCCGCGAACGTTCGCGGTTGAGCGGCTAGGTATCGGTGATTGGCCGTCGTTGGATGTTCTTGAGGGCCAGGCGATCGACCGGCAGATGTGGGCGTCGCGAGCGGATGCGGGCTCGTCGATGACTGGCCCGGTGGTGTTCTCGTTCGATGTTCGCCCGGATCGCTCGTCGTCGTCGATCTGTGCGGCCGGCGAAAGGCCGGATGGCCTGTGGCACGTCGAAGTGGTCGAGCACCGGCCCGGGACTGGCTGGGTGCCCGAGCGGCTTGAGCAGCTGGTCGAACGGCACCAAACGCTGGCGTTGGTGTGCGATCAAGCAAGTCCTGCCGCGTCGCTGCTTCCCCGGCTCAAAGACGCCGAAGTGCCCGTGGTCACGTTGAACGCCAAGGAGTACGCGCAGGCGTGCGGGGCGTTTTTCGACGCCGTCGAGCAAGGAGAGGTCCGGCATCTCGACCAGCCGGCGTTGCGAACGGCCACGAGCGGGGCGGTCAGGCGCCCGTTGGGCGATGCGTGGGCGTGGTCACGTAAGGGGTCGAACGTCGATATTTCGCCGTTGGTCGCTGCGACGCTGGCGCTGTGGAAGGCGATGGCCGAAAGCGAAAGCGTCTACGAGGACCGGGACCTGTTGATCTTGTGATCGTTCTTGACGTGGTGCTGATCGGCTGCCTGGTGTTGGTGGCGGTGGGCGCCGGATTGATCTTCATGCCGGCCGGTCTGATTGTGGGCGGGCTGCTTGGGGCCGCGACGGTCCTGTTCTACGTGAGAGGACTTGACCTTGATCGCACGCCGGATCGCCCTGGGGCTTGAAAGCCGCGACACGACGTTCGGGTCGCCTGAGCAGTGGTTGATCGACGCGCTCGGTGGCGGCCGGACCGCTGCCGGCGTGCAGGTCAGTCACGTCAAGGCGCTGCGGTTGATCCCGGTGTTCAGCGCTATCCGGATCATCGCGTCCGGCGTGGGGTCGTTGTCGATCGACGTGTTCCGTGGTACGGGCCGTGACCGGCGGGAGGCCCCAGAGTCGTGGCAGTCGCGGCTGCTGCGCGAGACACCAAACCCTGAGCAGCCTGATGACGTTTTCCGCGAACTGTTGTGCGCGCACGTCGCTGGTTGGGGCAACGCGTACGCCGAGAAGGTCAAAGCCCGCGTGAACGGGCTGGATGTGGTCGGCGAGTTGTGGCCGATCTATCCGGGCAGCGTTCGTGTGGACCGTGACCGCCAGGGCCGCAAGGTGTTCGAGATCGAGGGCCAGTCGCGGTCGTTTACGCAGGACACGATCTTGCATGTGCCGGGGTTCGGTTACGACGGCTTGCAGGGCTTGTCGCCGATCCAGCAGGCCAAGGAAAGCATGGGTGTTGCGCTGGCCCGCGAGCAGTGGCAGGGCAGCTTCTATCAGCACGGGGCGCAGCCGTCGGGGATCTTGAGTTTCGACAAGGCGTTGTCGGAGAACGCGGCGGCCCGGTTGAAGGCCCGGTGGGATCAGCGGGCTAACGGTGAGGTCGCGGTCCTCGAGGAGGGCGCGAAGTATCAGCCGACATCGATCCCGCCGCGGGACGCCCAGTTCATTGAGACGATGCAGTGGGACGCCACCCAGGTCGCCGCGCTGTTTCGGGTGCCGCCGCACTGGATCGGCGGCACCACCGGAGACAGCCTGACGTACTCCACGGTGGAGGGCGAGGCGCTTCACTGGGTGAAGTTCAACCTGCGGCCGTGGCTGGTCCGGTTCGAGAAGGCGCTCAAGCACGACCGTGACCTGTTCCCCGACGGGCCGGACCGGGACTTGTGGCCCCGGTTCAACGTCGAGTCGCTGCTGCGCGGTGACACGGCGGCACGCGCCGCGTTCTACACGGCGATGCGTGGCATCGGCGCGTTGAGCATCAACGACATTCGCGACGAGGAGAACCGTCCCCCTGTGCCGGGCGGTGACAGCTACCAGCAGACCCCGGCGGGCGCCGCGCCTGCCGCTGACACCGGCGAGGAACCCGCGTGACCGTCATCGAACCCTTCAAGGATGTGCCTGAGCGCCGGAACGTCACCGCCCCCATCGAGGGGATCGAGTGGCGCGACGACGGCGACAAGCTGATCTTCGTCGGGCACGCTGCCGTGTTCGACCGGATGAGCGAAGACCTCGGCGGGTTCCGCGAGCGGTTCAAGCGCGGCGCATTCCGCAAGGTCCTTGACCGCGACCCCGACGTGCGGTTCCTCGTCAACCATGACGGGCTGCCGCTGGCTCGCACGAAGAACCGCACGCTCGAGTTGCGCGAGGACCCCAAGGGGCTGCGCGTGTACGCCGAGCTCGCACCCACGCAGGCCGCTCGTGATCTGCGGGTGCTGGTGCAGCGCGGCGACGTCGACCAGATGAGCTTCGGGTTTTCCATGTTCGACGACGCCGGCGAACGGGCCGGCAACGACGTGTGGGAAGAAGAGGACGGCGGCGTCGTCCGCACCGTCCTGTCGGTCGGCGGCTTGTTCGACGTGAGCGTCGTGACGTTCCCGGCGTACACGCAGACCGACGCGTCGATGCGGATGCACGGCATCGACGTCATCAATGCTTCAGGCGAGATCAATGAGCGGTCGCTCACCGACCTCGCCTGGAAGATCCACGCTGGCGAACTTGACGCCAGCGTGGAGGAGCGCGCCGCGATCGACGCGGTGTTCGCTCGTACCGACCATGTGTCGCCGTGGGTGATGCAGCGAGCGCTCGGGGCCGCGGCCCAGGAGCCCGAGTTGCGGGGCATCATCCCGGGCCGACTGGTGACCGTGTCGGTCCAGGACGACCCCTCGGGCCAGCCCGTGAAGCATCGGCTGGCAGCTAGGCAGCGTCGCCTTCGCCTTGCCGCCTAACGGCGGCAACCCATCGCCCACCTGACAAGGAACGGAGGTCCCCATGAGGGATCAAATCAACGCGCTCAAGCAGAAGCGCGCTGGCCTCTTGCAGGAGATGCGCGACCTGACGCTCAAGGCTGAGTCGGAGGATCGCGACCTCACTGCTGAGGAGGCCCAGGAGTTCGACCGCAAGGAGCAGGAGGCCGACCAGCTCGAGAAGCGCGCTGCGCGACTTGAGGCGATGGCCGGCATCGAGCCCGACGACAAGCTCAAGCGCCAGATCGTCAACGCCGGTCCCGCCGACGGCGATGACGGCGACGAGAAGCGCGGCGTGCAGTCGTGGGCTGAGTACGCCCAACTGCGCGACGAGCGGTCGATGCCGCAGAACGACCCTGAGTACCGCGAGAAGCTGTACCGGTGGCTTCAGTACGGCACCGAGTTCGAGCCCGGGACGGAGCTTCGCGCTCTGTCGAAGGCAACGGCGGCGGCCGGCGCGAACCTTGTGCCGACCGACTTCGAGGCTCGGATGATCGAGCGGATCGTCGACTTCGGCGTCATGCGTCAGCTGGCGACGATCATCCGCACCGACTCCGGGGCGGGCATGACGATCCCGACGGAGACCAGCCACGGGGTCGCCGCGTGGACCGCTGAGAACGTTGCGTTCAACGAGTCCGACGACGCGTTCGGCCAGACGACTCTCGCGGCGCACAAGGCCACCAGGCTGGTGCGCGTGTCCGAGGAACTGCTGACCGACGCTGCGTTCGACGTCGAGGACTACCTCAACCGGTCGTTTGCCCGGTCGTTCGGCATCCTCGAGAACACCGCGTACGTCGTCGGTGACGGCACGAGCAAGCCGCGTGGCATCACCCTCGACGCGACCGCCGGCAAGACCGGCGCGACCGGCCAGACCACGTCGGTCACCGCCGATGACCTGGTGGACCTGTTTCACTCGGTGCTGCCGGCGTTCCGGCGCAACGGCGCGTGGCTGATGAACGACCTGGCGATCCGCAACATCCGCAAGCTGCGGACCGGGGTCAGTGGCGACCAGACGTACCTGTGGCAGCCGGGCCTCCAGGCCGGCCAGCCGGACACCCTGCTCGGGCGGCCGGTGTACGCCGACCCGGACATGCCGGTCATGGCCGCGAACGCCAAGAGCATCCTGTTCGGCGACTTCTCCGCCTACTGGATCAGGGAGGTTCGCGGCGTCGCGTTCCAGCGGCTCAACGAGCTGTACAGCGCCAACGGCCAGATCGGGTTCCGCGGGTTCATTCGCCGCGACGGCCGGCTCATCGACACGAACGCCGTCAAGGCGTACGTCAACTCCGCGACCTAGGGAGCACGAAGATGGCTGACAAGAACAACGAGTCGCGCCAGACCGTCGAGGGTCTGGACGGCAGCGAGCCGCTGGACGAGACGGTCGGGTCCGGGCTCAAGCACCCCGACGAGGGCAGCCTCAACCATGAGGACGCTGTCGCGGACGGCACCACCGGGCGGCACCATCCGCCGTTTCGGTCCACTCGCCCCGACGAGCCGGTTCTCGGTTCGCTGGCGGTCGGTGCCGGCCAGCACTACCCGACCTCGGTCACCAGCGACGAGCACGACACGGTGACCGGCCGGTTCATCCAGGACGAGCCGCCGAAGGCGGCGCTGCAGGACGAGAAGGTCACCCGTCAGCAGCAGCGCGAGGCCGACGAGGCCAAGCGCGCCGCCGAGGGCGACAACAAGTAGCCCCTGTCGGGGTATCGCGGGCCGGACGCCACCCCCTGCGCGTCCGGCCCGCCCCGACAAAGCGCACGGAAAGGGACCACGCCCGTGAAGATCAAGATGCTCACGTCGATCGCCGGCGACGACCTCAACTTCGAGGAAGGCCGCGAGTACGACGTTCCCGCCAAGATCGGCCGACTGCTCTGCACTGCCGAAGGCGACGGGACACCGCGCGCCATGCCGGTCGCTGAGAAGCCCGCGGAACGTCGAGAGACGCGCCAGCCCGCCTAACTGGGCCACAACCCAAGAGGAGCGCCGCCACTTTATGCCTTACACCGCTTCGGGCGTATACCTGCCGCCCGTCTCAGTCCCGCGGCCCCTCGGCTGCCAAGGCCGCACCCGCCGCACCCGCCGCGACCTACACCTGTACCGCGGCATCGGCGCCATCATCGACCCGGACGGCACCGTCGCCTGGCAGGACCCCGACTGGGTCGACAACGTCCTCGCCGACGAAGGCGAGCTCGACATGCTCGACGTGTACCTGCGCGCGCAGGCCAACCCGTCGAAGTTCCTCGCGCTCATCAACGGCTCGACCACCGCCCCCGGCGAGACGAGCACCATGGCCTACCTCGGCGGTGCGGCCGGTTCCGGTGAAACCCAGGTGCCGGGTGCCAACGGCTACAACCGCCAGCAGATCCTCACCACCGACTGGTCGGCGCCCGCCCTGTCCGGCGGCGACTACCAGTCCTCGGCGGCTGAGAAAACGTTTGGCGCGGCCACGGCGGCGTGGACGATCACGCACACCGCGCTGGTCACCGCGGCCACCGGCCAGACCGCCGGCTCCGGTCGTTTCCTGGCGTTTCTGGCGCTGTCGGCAACGACGTCCATCGCCATCAATCAGAGCTTCAAGTATGTGTTGAGGTGGACCCTCAGCTGATTTGAAGGTTTGATTACCTCGCCGTCGACTACTGCCACTCCAGGGCGGTGAGGGGCCACGCCTTGTTCTCACAGCAACAAGCCTGACTGGATCGAGCGGGCTGCCGCTTACCTCAACGCCGCCAAGGAGAAGACCCCGTGAGCCTCGTTCGCTATCCCCACCTGCCTGCTGAGAACGTCGATCGCCAGGGCCAGGCGTGGCTGTTCTGTGATGTTGGTTCGTGCGACGCGCAGGTCGAGGTCACCGGCCTGGAAGAGGCCACCGTCGGCGGCCACACCTACCGGTACGCGCAGATGCCCGACGGCTGGGTGACCAACGACCCGGAGGACAACGCGCTGCACGGGGCGGCGCAGTTCTGCCCGACTCATGCGAACCGGATCGTCAAGCCCGACCCGGATGCGCCGGATGCTCCCGTAGTCACGGAGCCTGCTCCGGAGCCGCAGCCGGAGCCCGGCCCCGCGCAGTAGTAGCGGGCTGGTCCCGCCATGCCGACGTTTGGGATCGCCAGCGACGGGCGTCGGCAGTTGACGTTCACCGCGACGGAGACGTGGGTCGTCCCGGCCGGGGTTACGTCCGTCCAGGTCGATGCGTGGGGCGGCGGCGGCGGCGGTGGCGGTGGTACGGCAACTGCGTCCGGCGGCGGTGGTGGCGGCGGCGGGTTCAGCCGCTCCACGCTCACCGTCACGCCCGGCGAGTCGATCACCGTCACCGTCGGTGCGGGTGGTGCCCAGGACACGACGGGCGGCGACTCGTCGTTTCGTTCAACCGCGACGCTGCTGGCCAAGGGCGGCACGCGCGGCACCGCCGCATCGCTGACCGCGGGCGGCGCGGGTGGCGCGGGTGGTGCCGCGGCGTCCGGTGTCGGCACCACGAAGTTCAGCGGTGGTACGGGCGGCACCGGCGGCACGGGCGCGACGAGCCTCGGCGGTGGCGGTGGTGGCGCTGGCGGACCAACCGCCAACGGCGGCAACGCGACCGGCTCGACCGGCGGCGTCGGCAACGCGCCGGGCGGCAACGGCGGCACCGAGTCCTCGTCGGGGTTCGCCCCGGGCGGCGGCGGCGGTGGTCAGACGCCGCTGGCAGCGACCGGTGTCGGTGCGCGCGGCGAGGTCCGCGTCATCTACACCGAAGTGGGTGTGGAGACGGCGACGGTCACGCACGTCAACGGCTTGCAGGCCAAGGCGGTCACCCAGGCCGACACGGGCACCGTCACGCATGCGGCTTCTGAGGCGAAGGCCGCCGCGCAGACGGACTCGGCGAGCGTCACGCACGCGGCCACCGAGGCCAAGGCGGTCACGCAGACCGAGACGGCGACTATCGCGCACGCCGGGGCCGAGGCGACTGCCGTGGCGCAGACCGACACCGTGACCGTCGCGCACGCTGCCAGCGAAGCCAAAGCTGTCGCACAGGCGGACACGCTGACCGCCATCCACGCGGCCAGCGAAGCGAAGGCCGAGACGCAGACCGACACGGTCAGCGTCGCGCACGCCGCCAGCGAAGCCACAGCCGTCACGCTCACGGAAGCGACGACCGTCACGCACGCCGCCCTGGAAGCCAAGGCTGAGACGCAGACCAACACTGCCAGCGTCGCGCACGCCGCCGCTGAAGCACTCGCCCAGGCGCAGATCAACACCTCCACCGCCGTCCACACCGCCCTGGAAGCGATCGCGGCCAGCGGAACCGACGTGCTCGCCGTCATCCACGACGCGCTCGTCGCCCTCGCCGAAGCAGGCGTCAACGCCAGCACGGTAACCACCACCGGCAGCTGGGCTCGTATCGCCCCGGGCCTGTCCGGCGTCGCCTACGACGCCTCCGGTACCACGCCGCTGCCCAGCGTGCAGGTGCTTTTGTTCCGTGACGACACCAACGCGGTTGTCGCGTCGCTTACCACGGACGCGGCGGGCGCGTGGGGCATCGACCTCACACCCGGCCTGACGTACTGGGTCTCCTACTGGCTGGGCGGCACCCCGAACCGGGCGTGGCGGACCGATAAGGGCATCGCCCCGTTTGAGACGACGGTGGAGACCGGGACCGCCGCCTGATGGCCGTCGCCGATGGGTACCTGCGCGCCGGCGCGGACGTCCTGGCCGGACGGCAGCGCACCGACGGACTGCTGGTTCTTATCGGGCCTGAGGCCGGCGGCAGCGATCCGCCGCCGTTCGTCAGTGCCACTGGTGTCAACACGGTCACGGTCACGCACGCCGGAACCGTTGCGGTAGCGGTCGACCACACCAACGTTGCCAGCGGGGCGCATGCGGGCATCGCGGCCGTTGTTGCGGACGGCGCAACGGTCGTCTCGGTCACCCATGCGGCGGCGGCCAGCACAACGGACACCGGGGCGCTCACAACTGCGGCTGTTCACACCGGCGCCCTGGCCGTCGCAGACAGCGGTGACGAACATGCTGCTGGTGGTCATGACGCGGCAGCCGCGTTGGCGGACTCCGGGATCACCGACGCTACGGCGGCGCACACGGGAACAGGCACGTTCCACGTCCCGGTCACCGCCGGTGGCCTGGTCGAGCACGACGCCACCATCGTTGTCTCTGACCACTCGGTCACGCTCCTGCTGGCCGACGGCACCTCGAGGCAGGTCACGACCGACGCGGCCGGCGGACTGCTCGTTCTAGACGCCGCGGCGACCGCCGGGTTGCTGACCGACACCGCGTCCGGCGTGGCCGGGGTGGACTTCGACGAAGGGGCCGGTAGGCACACGGATCATCGAACCGGCGCAATGCTCGTGGAGGCATGAATGGCCCAGCGCGTCCTACAGAACACCGCCGCGACGATCACCGAAACGTTCTACGTAGACGGGGTCCCCACCGACCCTTCGCCAGCAACGACGACCGCCGTCGTGACCCGCTCCGACGGCACCACGTTCTCGCCCGCCGCAACGCGAACAGCGGTCGGCACGTTCGCGCTGGATCTCACGACCACGAACACCAGCCTGCTGGACACATTGCGGATCGACTGGACCTCGAGTCTCGGCACGATCCGCAGCCACATCGAGATCGTCGGCGGCTTTCTGTTCAGCGTCAGTGACGCCCGCGCATTGAAGCCGTTGGACAACGCGACCACCTATCCCGCGTCGAAGATCGTCGCGGCGCGCACCCTCGCAGAACAGGCGCTCGAGGACGCCTGCGGCGTCGCGTTCGTGCCCCGCTACGCGACCGAGACGGTCAGCGGGTGGGGCGGCACGCAGCTGCTGCTCTCCCGGAGCCGGGTCACGAAGATCCGATCGGTCACGATTGACGGGGTCGCCTTGACAAGCACGGAGCTCGCGGACCTTCGCGTCACGCCCGGGTTCGTGTACCGGCAGGCCCGCTGGACCACCGGGTACGCCAACGTGACGGTCGGCTACGAGCACGGGCACACCATCCCCCCGGCCCGCGTCAGTCGCGCCGCGCTGCTGCTCGCCAAGCGCTGGCTCGTCGACGGCCCCGTGGACGACCGGATGACGAGCATGAGCACTGAGGACGGCACGTTCACCCTCCTCACCCCCGGCCTGCGGGGCGCGGTGTTCGATCTGCCCGAGGTAGAGGCCGTCCGCCAGCAGTACTCAGAGAACGTCCCGCTGGTCATCTGATGGCCGCGTCCACCATCCCCGCCGCCAAGGCCGCACTGGTCAACCTGCTCACCGCCACCATGCCTGCCGGGGTGACGGTCAGGTGGGGCGGCCCGACCAACGAAGGGCAGATGACCGACGAGATGTCCTACCTCGGAGACGTCACCCAATCCGAGGAATGGGTCGGCCTGAAGTCCGCCGGACGGGTCGAGGACTACACCATCGAACTGGTCATAACCGTCCGGTCGCACGAGGACAACGAGCAGACCGCCGAAACCCGGTTGTGGCAGCTGCGCGAACTTGCCGCTGGCGCGTTGCGCGCAGACCCGCACTTGGGCGGGGTGCTCAACGAAGCCGGTGCTGAACTTGCCGAAACCCGGCAGGACAACCTGCCGCTCACCGATGGGTGGGCGTGCCGGGCCCGCGTGACCGTCCACTGCCGGTCGCGCATCTAACCCCCGTCCCTTCCCCTAGTCGCACTCAACCACAGGAGAACGCGTCGTGCCTGATCGCGCACGCTACGACGGCCCTTTCGAGGAGATCGTCGTCATCGACCCGCACACCAACGAGCTACTTGACACCGTCAAGCGCGGCGGCCTGCTCTCCAAGGACGTGCCCGCGAAGGTCCGCGACGAGCTTCTGGCTCGCGAGGACTGGACGGCTGTCAAGGACCCGGCCCCGTCGTCGTCTAAGCCCGAGGAGAAGAACTAATGGCCGCCGGATCGGACGCACGCGTAGGTCTCGCCGTCGAGACCACCTACGGGACGCGGGTCGCCCCGTCCCGGTTTCTGCCGCTGACCGCGGAGAACAACGGGTTCGAGGTCAACCGGTACGAGTCGCCGGCCATCGGCATCGGCCGCTGGGCGAAGCCGTCGATCGTCACGACCAAGAGCGGCACCGGCTCGATGAGCGGTGACGTCCCGACCACCGGGTTCGGGTATCTCCTCCAGGGGCTGCACGGCAACACCGTCACCCCGGTTCAGCAGGCGACCACGACGGCGTACCTGCAAACCCACACGCTCGACACCGGGCCGTCTAAGTCGTTCTCGATCCAGGTCCAGACGCCGCCGGTCACGAGCTCTACGCTGATCCCGCACGATCTGCTCGGCGTCATGTTCGGCGGGATCACGTTCTCGTGGTCGCCCGGCGGCGTGCTGTCCTACGAGATCCCGACGGTGATCCGCGAACTTCTGCTCAACCAGACGCTCGCGACGTACACCGCGCCGGCCGCGTACAGCCTCTTGCCGTTCTCCGGTGGGACGCTGACGATCGCCGGGGTCGCTGAGACGAACGTCATCGGTGACGGGTCGATCGAGATCGGTTACGGGCTGCGTGACGACGCGTTTGCGCTCGGCACGAGTGGCCTGATGGCCAAGCCGGTGGAGACGGACAAGCCGACCGCGCGTGGCGAGTTCACGGCGGACTTCAACGACAACACCAACATTTCGCGGACGCTCGACAACGTCACTGCGGACGTGGTGTTGAAGTTCCAGCACCCGACGGTCATCGCCAGCACGTACTACCCGTACGTGGAGATCACGCTCCCGTCGTGCGTGTTCACGTCGGGGCGTCCGACGGTGGACGGGCCGGGGCCGCTCTCGCAGGGCGTGACGTTCACCGCTGCGTCGTCGACGAACCAGCCGCCGGTGATCCGGGTGATGAGCACCGACACCACCCTCTGAGCGGTCATGGCTGATCGTGATCTCGCGGTCAAGGTCGACAACCTCCAGCCGCTTCGCAAGGCACTCCGCGCCGTCGACAAGGACGCTCTCCGCGACGTTCAGACAGTCACGAAGCGGGCGGCCGAGGTTGTCGCGGTAGAGGCGCGGTCCCGAGCGCCGCGGCGTACGGGACGTTTGGCCGGCTCGATCCGGGCGACCACTTCGGGAGCTCGAGGGATCGTCCGGTCTCCGTTGCCGTACGCGCCGGTGCATGAGTACGGCGGCACGATCGAGCCTCGCGGAACCCCGATCAGGATCAAGCGCCGCGAGTACATCACCGGGGCGCTTGAGGAGAAGCAGGACCAGGTGCGTGACGAACTCGCCCGCGGGTTCAACGAGGTCGCGCGCCGTCATGGCTTCTAGCCGTACCCCAAAGGGCCACACACAGAAGGGCAGCAAATGGCTGATGACACGATGACCTTCCGTCTGGAAGGCCGCGAGTACCGCGTCGATGACTTCGAGCTCGGTGAGTTGGAGTGGCTGGAAACCGAGCTGGACATGCCGTTCGATCAGGTCGCCGAGCTGGCGGCGAGCGGGTCGATCCGCGCGATCGTCCGGTTCATCTACCTGATCAAGAAGCGCGACAGCCCCGGGTTCACGCTCAATGACGCGCGCAAACTGAAGCTGGCGATCTTCAACGAGGATGACGACCAGGCGTCGGATGGCGAGACGGCGGCGGCGAAGAAGCGCCCTACCAAGGCCGCCAAGAGCGGCTGAACGCACGCGCTTTGTGGCAACCGTGGATGAAGCGCGAGTTCGGCATCGACCCGCGCGATTTGTCTGGTTACACGCTCGGTGAGGTCAAGGCCGTGGTCGCTGACTTCACGGCGATCCAGCGAGCGCGAGCGCAGGAGGCGGTGAGATAGTTGGCGCGACAGAGCGAACTGCGGGTCGTCATCAGTGGCGACACGTCGCAGCTGCACCGGGCGCTCAAGCGCGCCGACAAGGACGTTTCGGGGTTCGGTAAGCAGACGTCGTTGCAGGCCCGGGTGGCGACGGGTGGTTTCCGGCGTATCGGGGTGGCGGCGACGGGGATGGCGGCCGCGATTGGTGGTGTTGCGGCGGTCGGGGCGAAGGTCGTCAACATCACCAGCGACATCAATGAGTCGCTGACCAAAAACGAGGCGCTGTTCGGCCGCAACGCCGCAGCCATCGACAAGTTCTCCAAGACGACCGCCAGGTCGCTCGGCATCAGCCGCCGCGAGGCACTGGCTGCCGCCGGCAGCTTCGGAGGGCTGTTCGACGCACTGAACATCGGGCAGCGCGAGTCCGCCGGGATGAGCAAGCGGCTGGTCACACTCGCGGCCGACCTGGCGTCGTTCAACAACGCCAGCCCTGAGGAGGCTCTTCAGGCACTGCGTTCGGGGCTTTCTGGCGAGTCGGAACCCTTGCGTCGGTTCAACGCGTTTCTGTCTGAGGCGCGCGTCAAGGCTGAGGCATACCGGTCGGGGATCGCGCGCACGGGCGCCGAGCTGACCGAGCAGCAGAAGGTCCAGGCCCGTTACAACCTGATCCTTCGCGACACGCAGGCAGCCCAGGGTGACGCGATCAAGACCGGTGACGGGTTCGCGAACTCGCAGCGCCGGTTGCGAGCAACGGTCGAGGATCTGGGTGCGCGGGTCGGCGCGGTGCTTATCCCGGCCGCTACGAAGGCGACGCAGGCACTAGCGACGTTTGTTGGGCAGATCGACAGCGGTCGGGGCGCGGGCGGCCAGTTCCGGCGGATTGTGATCGGTATCGGAGAGGCGATCGGTGCGGTGGTCACCCCGCTGGTTGCTTTTGGTAAGGCGTTCCATGAGGGCCGTCCGGCTGCGGTTGCTTTGGGCGCCGCGATCGCTGGCGTCACGGCGGGGCTTATCACGTTCAAGGCGGCGGTGGCGATCAGCGCGGTGGTAGGTGCGGCTACCGCAGCGGTCGGGGGACTGTCTGGCGCGTTCCTTGGTCTTGCTGTGGCGATTCGCGCGAACCCGCTGACCGCAGCTGTGACAGCGATCGCAGCAGTCGGCACCGCCGTCGTCGTCGCGTACAAGAAGTCTGAGACGTTCCGCAACATCGTCAACGGCGCGTTCCGCGCGATCAGCAGGACCGCTGGTGACATGGGCGCGACCATCCTGCGCGTCATCGACCGTATCCTCGGCGGCTACTCGTCGTTGGCCTCGGCGGCCGGGAAGTTGCCCGGTCCGCTCGGGGCGCCGTTCCGGTCGGCGGCGAAGGCGATCGACGGCGCGCGGGAGAAGCTGCGCGGCACGGCGGATGAGCTTGACCGGGTGGGTGAGAAGGCGCGCAAGCCGGTCAAGATCCGCGTGTCGGTCGTCGCGGACAGCGTTGAGGACTTCGTCGGCAACGTCCGCAACGCGCTCGGCAAACTCGGCGGGGACGGTATCGGTCGCGGCCCGTTGCCTAGAGGTGGCGGGCCGGCGTCGCTGAAGGGCGCCAACAGCGCGCTCGCCCCCTTTGCCGGGATCGCGTCACGGTTCCGGCTGGGTGTGTCGTCGGGACTTCGGCCCGGGTCGATCACTTCGAGCGGCAACACGTCGTATCACTCGTCTGGTGAGGCGATCGACGTTGCTGGCCCGCCCGCCGGGATGCTCGGGTTCTTCCGGCTGATGAAGTCCCGGTACGGCGGACGGCTCGCCGAGCTCATCTACACGCCCGGGGGCGTAGGGGTCAAGAACGGGCGGCCGCACCGGTACTCCGGACGGGTCGCCGCAGACCACTACGACCACGTCCACCTCGCCGTTGACCTTGGCCGACCGGGCATCGGTGACGGGTACGGGGCGCCTCGGTTGGCGGACCTGTGGCAGAAGGCCGGTGGCCCCAAGTCCAGCGCGGTGGTGGCGGCGGCGATCGCGCTCGCGGAGTCCGGTGGTCGCCCGAACGCGGTGAACCGCAACCGGGATGGCAGCATCGACCGTGGGTTGTGGCAGATCAACAGTGTGCATGGGGCGTTGTCGACGTTCAGCCCGACGGCGAACGCTAGGGCGGCGGTGAAGATCAGCAAGCGTGGCCGGGACTTCTCGCCCTGGGTGGCGTACACGTCCGGCGCGTACCGGCGGTTCTTGGCGGCGGCGCGACGGGGCGCCTCGGGGCGCGGTGGCGGCAGGGCGGCGGTGCCGACGGTCACCGGCGGGTTCGGCGCGACGGGGCGGGCCGGTCGCGGCATCACCGGCCCGGACGCTGCTACGGCGGGCGGGTTCGCGCAGATCGTCGCGAACACCGACGTCAGACTCGCCGAGGCTGCTCGTGTCCCCGGCAACGCCGGGGAGACCCAGGCGCTCACCACCCGGCGCGCAGCGATCACCACCCGGTTGGGGAAGGTAACTCGGGCGTTGAAGGGGACGCTGCGACCGGAGACACGGTTGCGGTTGACGCAGGAGCGCGCCCAGCTGCTCGGTGACCTCGGCACCGTCAACACCCAGTTGGGGAACCTGCGCGCCGGGCGCGGGATCGATGAGGCCGCACCGGAAGCCGCGGCGCCGCTGACCGCAGACGAGATGCGCGCCGCCGCGTCGCAGGCGCGCAGGCGGACCGCCGACCTCGCTGTCCGCAGAGCCGGGCTGACCGAAGGACTACAGGACGACCTGACCGCGTCCCGTGACGTCACCGGCGCGCTGTTCAAGGACTGGCGCGAGGCCGCCGAACGGTTCGGGGAGCACAGCATCGAAGCCGCCGAAGCGCTCACCGAACTCGAGGAGGCCGGCAAGCGGACCACGGAGATCCTTGCGGAGATCGCGCAGCGCGAGCGCGAAGCGATGCTCAACCGTTACCGCGAAGGCATCACCGGCCTCGAAGACGAACTGATCCGCGCGCAGGTGGACACGGCCGGTGACCTGTCCGACGACCTCGGGGTGTTGCGTCAGCAGCTCGCCGCCGCCACCCAGGCCTATCAGGACGCGGTGGCCCGCGGTGACGCTGAGGCGATCAAGGAGTTCGGCCAGAACGTGCTGTCGTTGCGCGGCAGCGTGGACGGGCTGACGGAGGAGATGAGTCGGGCTACGGAGACGGCGCAGCGGCAGCTTGAGTTGACGCGGGAGATGCTGGCCGAAGCTAGGCGTGCGGCGGCGATCGCTTCGACGAACGAGGGGACGTTGTCGCGGGCGCTGGCGGACTCGCTGTCCAACCAGATCGTCGGTCGGGGTCTTGTCCCTCGGGCGTCGATGCCCGCGACCGGCGTCGTAGCGAGGTACTAGCCCGAAATGCCGAGCTACGAAAGCATTCAGCTGGATGGCCTGGAACTCAACGACGGCGCCACCTACGTTCTCGAGGAACTGAACCTCGACCCGCCGAGGAAGCGGGTGGAGTGGGCGACGGGCGCGGACGCCGACGGTGCCGGCCTGGTTCGCGACCCGCTGCTTGAGAACCGGACGATCACCATGCGTGTCAGGGTGCTGACGGCCGCGACGATGGACGCGGCGTTGTCGGCGGTCGGGACGGTCGTCGACCGGTTGGAGGAGATGGAGCGCCGAGAGGGTGGCGCCCCGATCACGTACACGCCGGCGGACTCCACCAAGACGATCACGTTCTACGGGCTGACCGGTTCGGTGATCGGAGTTCCGCGCTCGTGGAGCGGGGACGAGGCCGGCTGGTTTGTCAAGCGGCCCGTGTTTACGGTGGAGATCACCGCCCGACCGTTCGGGTACGGGACGGAGGTTGTGGGGACCGCGGTCACCGCGTCGCTTCCCGCGATGACGCTGACCGTGGGCAGCGTGCCCGGTGATGTGCCCGCGGAGGGCCGGTTGATCGTGACCGCGGGTAGTTCGCAGCACCGGCGTCACCTCGAGTGGGGGCTAGAGCAGCGGTACTACGACGCGGCCACGTCGTTGCTGATCGACTCAGCGTCCTTGGTGGTCACGGGAACGGGCGGCACGGCCGGGGCGACCGCGGTCGCCGGGTACGGCAGCAACACGATCAGCATGACGGCCCGGTCGTCGGCGCAGACAATCGCGAAGACCGGGACGCTCGCGCACGTCGGCACCTTCCGCGTGAAAGCCCAGGTCCACGGCGGCGGCACGGACGATGCAGCGAACGCCCGGTGGCGGCTAGCGTGGCGCGATGGCGACGGGCCGTACAGGTCGAACCCGTGGGTCGCCCCGACCGGCAGCGGCTGGAGCGAAGTCGATCTCGGCACCGTCACCGTCAATCAGGCAATAACCGGGGCGCAGCGATGGGAGGGGCGCATCGAGGTGTACAGCACCTCCGGAACGCCCACCGTGTATCTCGACTTCCTCGTTCTCGTGCCGGTCGCAGAGGGGTACGGCAAGGCAATGGCGGGGGTCGCCCAGCCTGTCGGGTTTCTGTCGGCACTCGATCAGTTCACTGGCACCACGGCCGGCGGCACTCTCAGTGCGCGCACGCCGGTTGTCGGCGCGGCGTGGACCACAGAAGGCACGACTGCCACCGACTTCACCTTCGCGGACGCGGCGGGCGGCGAGGTCGTGACGCTCGGCGGCACGTCCCATACGCGCAGGGGGGCGCTTGGCTCGTCCATCACCGATCAGGAAGTCTCGGCGCGCATCCAGACGCAGGTCGTAAGCGCGGTGAACCGCAACGATGTCGGCGTTGTCGCGCGGTACGTCGACGCGAGCAACCACGTGCTCGGGCATCTTCGCTTTGAGAGCAGCCAGGTGTGGCTGCGCCTGGGCATCGTGGTGGCGGGCGCCGCCAGCGGCGTCAGTAAGGACGTCACGAGCTTGGTGTCCGCGCAGACTTGGTTCCGCCTACGGGTCGTGGTGTGGGCCACTGGCGCGTATAACGTGTCGTTGCTGTCAGACGGCGGCGCTGTCCTCGCGACGGTGAGTAATACGCGAACCGACCTCGCGACGGCGGGGGCGTTGGCGAGCGGGCGCGGCGGCCTTTATGGGCAGAACGCGTCGATCAACATCACCCCGTACTGGGATGAGATCACGGTCAACTCGATCGACCCCGAGCCCGTAGTGATCTACAGCGCCCGAACCGCCGAAGTCCGGTCCGACCGCACGATCCGCCAGAACTCTGACGGGACCGCCGTGGGGGACGTGCCTGCCTACCGTGGCTCGAGGTTCTACGTTCCGCCGGCCGGCCAGGCGAACCGCACGTCCCGAGTGCTCGTGAAGGCCAGTCGAACCGACGTGGAGTCCGGGGCCAGCGTCGCGCAGACCACCCCGGACAGCCTGACCGCCCAAGTGGCGTACACGCCCCGGTATGCGGTGATCCCGAGGTGACCGGGTGAGCTCGCGGCCGCCGCTCGGCCTGCACGTCGAGATCACCGACGCAGACGGCGTCCGCACCCGGTGGGACGCCAACGCCCCCCAGGCACAGAACATCCCGACCGGCCTGTCGTTTCGCACCCAGCGCATGACCGGGTTCGCAGACGGGCAAGTCACCCTGTCGCGTCGCATCGACCGCGACTATGTCGACCTCAACGTGCTCGACGACGTGGCGTTCATCGGGCATGACGGCACCGTCGCGTATGAGGGCCGGGTGGCCGGCCAGCCGCGGTCGATGCGCGACACGCACTCCGTGACGGTGCAGTCGGTCGGGTGGATGGCCCACGCGGCGGACCGCCGGTTCACCGAGATCTACGTGGACCGGGACCTGTCGACGTGGCGGGGACCATCGCGAGCGCGCCGCCTCTCGTTTACCGATCTCGCGTTCTCGCTCTTTGAGCATCAGGTGTCACCCGATCAGACCAACGGGTTCCCGGCGCTCACCACGACTGTCGTCGGCCCGTGGGCCACTAGGGCGTTCTGCGAGCCGGTGTACGACGCGGGACCAGATGGGTTGGTCGGCGCGGTCTATTACGACTTCACGATCAACGGGCAGATCAGCACGGCCAACACGTCGTGGGAGTGGTACGTCGGCGTAGTCAGCAACGACGACATGTCGACCGGCGGCGCCCAGTACACCGCGAACCTGCGTGCCAGTACGGGCAGCGGGTACTTCACTGCTACTACGGCGCGCCGGTACGCCACTATCCAGCAGGGGTTCACTGCCGCGGGCGGCTCAAACGGGGTAGCGCACGACATCTACTGGCGCAAGCTCGCGGTGTATGGCGCGCACGGGCTGACACGGCGCGGCACTGACCCCGGAGGTGTGTACGCCTCCGACGTCATCAAGGACGTCGCCACCAGCTACTGCCCCCGGCTGCACACAGGCGGGGTCGCCGACACCACCACCGTCATCCCACACCTGGTGTTCAAGGAACGCACAACCCCCTACGACGCGATGCTTCGCGTCAACGCGTTTCACTTGTGGGAGCTGGCGGTGTGGGAGAACAAGACGCTGCACTACCAGCCCGTCGACATGGCCGACCACACGTGGCAGGTCCGGCTCTCCGACCCCGGCGTGACCGTCGACTTGCAGGGCGACAGTGCCGACGATCTGGTCAACGGGATCGTCGTGGAGTACGACGACGTCAACAAGGGCGCCCGGCACACGCTGACCCCGGACACCACGCCGGCGCTCAAGGACACCAACCCGGACAACCCCGTCACCCGTCACGGCCTGACGAAGTGGACGGAGATCCAGTTGTCGTCACCGACGACCGAGACGGCAGCCACCGAGCTCGGGCGGATCGCGCTCACGGAGCACAACCAGTCCAAGGCCCCGGGGACGATCACCGTCAGGGGACACATCCGTGACCGTGGGGGCGCGTGGCAGCAGGGCTGGAAGGTCCGTGCCGGCGACACGGTCGCGATCATGGACCACCCCAACGACCGGCCCAGGCTGGTCACCGAAACCAGTTGGGATCACGACAGCCTGACGTTGAGCATCAGCGTGGAGGGCGCCCCGAAGCGCCTGGACGCGGTGCTTGACCGTTTGTCGACTGCTCTCGCGGCAGCCAACCTCTCCTAGCCCCCCCCGCCCGATTGGAGGTGTCGCCTGTGCGCGTCACCGCCGTCACCCTCGCCGCGTTACTGCTCGTCGCCGGGAACGCTGCTGCCCGCGACTACGTGGCAAACCCAGCACACGTCACGCACGCGCTGAACATCGCCCAATACGTGTTCGAGGAACACGCCTGCCCGACAGACCCCCAACATCCCCCGGTGCGTTACGGGACCCGCGACCCGCACGGCGTCGACCTCGTCGAAACATGGACCGTCGCCCGCGCCACCTGGCGCATCCCCCCAGGGTCGGGCAACGCCCGCGACTGGTTTGACTGCGCGATCACGTTCAACCCGCAATTCCGTCACCACTACAACACCTGGCCGGAGTTTTGCAGCGTGATGCTGCACGAGTACGGCCACCTCGTCGGCCGGGAGCACTCCAGTAATCCGCGGAGCGTCATGTACCCCCGCCCCGGGGTGATCCACCGGGCCTGCCGCCCCCCTCGAAAGGACCGCCGTGGTCAGCATGGACCCCACCCGCCCGGCCAGCCGCAACGAAAGCGAATGGCCGGCCCGCAACCATGACCCCGTCGTCCACCGGCTGCCGTTCGGGATCACCGTCACCCGCGACCCCGTCGTGAGCCGACCGTCCCGCCTCCCCGTCCTGCTCGCCCTCATCGGCCTGGCACTCGTCGCGGTACATGACGTCGCCTACCGGCAGACCGGCGGCACCGACTTCGAGCTCGGACTCATCAGTCACGCCGGCGTAGACATGCTCGCCGTCGTCCTAGCCCTGTCGGTCGCAGCGTTCCTGCACGACGCCTGGAACAACCGATGAGACCCGTCCGGCACGTGATGCTGCTGTACCCCTTTCAGTTGCCGTTGTCGCTGGCGCTGCTGTCGGTCGCCGTGGTCTTCACCGTCTTTCCTGAGATGCTGGAGCACTCCCCGGTCAGTTTCGAGACGCGGGGGATCATCCATCACCTCTTTCACTATGCGCTGCTGGTCGGCTCGGCCCTGATGCTCGCGGGCCTGTTCGCGACGCACCGCTGGCACATCAAGGCCGAACTCATCGGCCTGGTGCTGGTGTTCAGCGCCATCGCGCTGAACCTAGTGGCGATCCTTTCCGATGAGTTCAGCACCGGTGACGGCGACCCGCTGTCCGGGATGACGGTCGCGATCCGTTCGGCGATTCTCGGCGGCTTGGTGGTCCGCATGTGGATCGTCACCGTGCAGCCCGAGATCTCATTGCCGGCCAACGACCGACGAAACGGTACCCGGTGACCGCCGCGCAGCTGTTGTCGATCTTCGTGCCGCTGGCCACGGCGCTCGGCGGGCTGATGGCGTACTTCAAGTACAAGCCCGGTGAGCGCGAGAAGGTCGAGATCGGGGTCGCCGAAGCGACGCTGAACATCGCTGAGGGCACCGTCAATATGCAGGTCGGCCTCAACGAGCGTCTGCTGGCCCACATCGCCGCGATGGATCGCGACCTCGACGAACTCCGCGAAGAACTCCGGGTGCAACGCGAGGAAGCCCGGCGACTGGCCGCCGACCTCCAAACGGTCAAGAACCGGCTGTTGACCGCGACGCACCGCCTCGACGACGTCACCAAGGAACGCAACAGGCTACGAGCCGAGAACGACGAGCTCAAGGCCCGCGTCCGCGAGCTCGAGCGTCGCCTCGACGGCCTCGCCTAACCCATGGACACTGACGCCTACCGGTCGCGTCTGCGGAAGCGCGCTAGCGACCTCTCCGACTCCATGACCGCGGACATCCTGGGTCGCGCCATCGCCGCCGCGTTCCAGCCCTCCACGACCACCCGCCCCCGGAAGGCAACCATGTATCCACCGCGTTTGTACCGGCCGGACCTGCACTTCGCCAACGTGTTCGGTGCACTCGGCCCTGAGCGGTTCGTGACGGGCCACCATTCCGCAGGCCCGAAGGACACCAGCGACAAGCACGCCCTCGAGATGTGCCGTTCCTACCACCAGGCCCACAAAGCAAAAAACTGGGGTGGGTGCGGCTACCACTACTGCATCACCCGCAAGGGCAACGTGATCCTGCTGCGCCCCCTGTACCTCAAGGGCGCGCACGTCGGCGGCCACAACTCCAACAACGTCGGCGTCATGTTCTGCGGCACCACCGGCGACACGCCGACCGTCGCGCAACGCCGCGCGTTGAAGTGGCTGCTCACCTACGCGCACACCACCAAGATGCCGCGATCGCATCGCGCCGACCGGGACCTCCGACTGGCCAAGCGCTACGGCCACCGCGACTGGGCCGGCCACTCCACAAACTCGTGTCCCGGCACCCATCACAAGCTCATCCTCAGCGGAGGGACCGCACGATGACCGACCCCGACATCGACATCACGCACGTCGCCCCCGAGGACCTGCGCCACCAGGACCCGCTCGCCTCCGAGCCAGTCACCGCCCCCGGCTGGCAGCCCACCCGCAAGTGGATCGCCGCCCTCGCCGGCTCGGCGGCGTCTGTTGTCGCGTCGTGGATCGTCACCGGCGCGTTTGACGACGTCGAGCGTGGCATGGCCGCGACCGCGCTGGTGTCGCTGACCGCCGCGTACTTCCAGGCCAACCAGCCCACCCCGGGCGGCGTGCCCGAGCGCGACCTGTGACCGCCGCCTGCGCCGGCCAGGTTCTCGGCGGGCTCATCACCGGCGTGATCCTGACCGCGATCGTCGCCACGTTCGCCGCTATCGCAAACCGCACCAAATAGAAGGGTCATCTGTCATGGACGTCACGTCGCTGCTCATCGTCATCATCCTCGTGCTGCTGATCGTGTTCCTCGCCCAGAGGTCCTGAGCCGGTGGCGTCGACGCGTCACCGCCGGGCATGGGACTTCACAGGGATCAGTGAACTTCAGTACCGCAAAGCCCTCCAAGTCGCGCTGACCGCGTGCGACTACCCGTTCATCCGCATCCGCCAGCGGACGGGGAGACGGGTGCCTGTCACGGTCAGCGACCTGAGCCGGTACAACGCCCGGCTGGGGGTCAAGAGTGCGCACGTCCACGTCCACGACGAATACGGTGAGGCGCACCTGCTCGGCCACCCGCAACGCCGCGCCGCGCTCGGCCTGTACTGGCTCCCCACCCCCGAGCATCCCGCCGGCCGCGTCGAAGTCGACCGTGGCGCGATGCGCGACGGCCCTCTCGCACGGGAAGTTTTCCTCGCAGAAGCAGCCCACGCCGTGGACTACGGCGTCATGACCGACGAGGAACGCCGCCAGATCGGCGCGCTGTTCGAGCACGTCCACCAAGGCCACGACCACGCCGGCTGGTTCGAGGAGCAGGGCGAGAGTGACTACTGGTCGTGGCGCGGTGAAAGGTGGATGGGGTTGTTTATGGCGGCGTTCGCGCCGTCGCTTCCTCGGCCGCTCGAGGCGCGGCAACCGTGGCACTGGTCCTACGACGCCAGCGACATCGAGCAGGTTCGGCGCATCCTGCTGTGAGCCCCCGCCGGGCACCAATCGAATAACCCGTCGGCCCCCTTTTCCCTCTGTCGGGGGGCTTGCGCGCGACGCCCCGCTTGTCACCTTCCCCCAGTGTGGTCCTGGGCGGGTGCGGCGGGGCGTTCGTCGTTCTAGGCGATGACGCCAGACAGCCGCAGCGTCATCACCACGACGATGAAGACGAACACGTAGAACCACGGGTCACGATGCGGAACGGGCCTCGGCATGGCGTGCTTCTCAGACGTCGTTCTCGACAAAGACGCTGAACGTCACCACGCCGGGAGCGCCGGACACCCGGGCGCAGCGGACACGAACGCGCAGCGCGGACATGCGGCCAGTCTGCCAGCACCCCCAGCGACGGCCGCTTGCCGTGAGCTTGCACGCCACCACGAAGATCCGGGCAGAGTCCTCGTCGATGCATCCGTCGTCGATGCCCCAGTAGCCGGCGGTGCGGAAGCCGAGGTGCCGCGCTGTGGCGCAAGATACCCGCGTTGCCCGTGCGGCGGACCAGTGGAGGCCGCCGCTGCCGGTGAAGGGGTCGTTGCCGCAGTTGCGTGTGGTGCCAGACGCCAGCGCCGACGTAGGCGCAAGGGCGCCGATCCCTCCGGCGGCGAGTACGGCGATGATGGTGATGCGGTGGCGGACCATCCCGCTTCCCCCCTTGGTGTGTTCGGTGTGCCGCCCCCCGGCTCGACGTTGGTGCAGGGTGGCATGGCTGGCGTTAGGTGTTCATTGACCGCGTCAGAGTTGCGACTTGCCGCAGCGTACTGGTGTCCGTTCGGGCGGGTACGTTGCCCGCCTCGCCGCCGACGACCGCCGGGGACGCGAGGTCTGGTTGCCGCCAGGGAATGGCCGCGGTTCAAGGGGAGGTAGACCCCATGCGACACCCCATCCTCACCGGCCACGACGGCGGCCGTGACGGGTACGACGGCGAGACACTGGCGGGCGAGGTGTACGACCTCATCAGGAGGCGTCTGCCCTTGCTGCCGATCGAGGATTCCCTTCGTCCCCTTCTGGCGGAACTTCTGCCAGCCCTGGGCGACGCGCTCGGACGTCCTCGCCTACTGCCTGTAGCAAGCGACCGAGCGAGCTAGCCACTGACCCGCGGTTCGACGGGTACAGCCCGTCGAACCAATCGTCGGGTAGCCCGAGGGCCACCACGAACGCGTCGAGTTCGCTGCCCCTCACGGGGGCGCCCTTCATCTGCTCGATCGCCTCGACGCGGTTGTGCGTGATCCGCTCGTTGCGTAGGGCGTCCGTAGCGATGAGCTCTTCGATGGGTAGCGGGATGCTGCCCTTCTTCCTGCCGCTGATGGCACGGCGGCCGGCCAGGAGGCGGGCTGCCTTGAGCCGCAGGCTGATCTGAAGACGTCGCTCGTCCTCCGTCATCACGCGGACGACCGTACGCCCGAATCATTCCGGACGCGCCGGAATGGTCCTTGACAATCCGGGATGGATCGGGTTTACTCGGGTTCTCCGGCAATGGAGCCGGAAAATCCTGAACCATTCCGGAGCAATGCCTCTCATCGACTTCCACGCCGCCCAGTTGCTCACCGAGATGCGAGAGGAACGCGGGTTGAGCCCTGAGGCGCTGGCCCAGCAGATCGCCGTCCGGCGCGACATTGCGGGGCTTCCCACGGGCAGGGGCACCGTCGACGCCCACACCATCCGTCGGATCGAGCGGCACGGGCACGTGCCGGGACCTCGGGTGGCGTTCGTCCTCGCCGCGTTCTTCGGCATGCGGCCGAACGAGTTGTGGCGCCCCGTCCACCGCCGAAAGGCGATCGCGGCATGAGCGCCCTGCGCCGTGTTCGCATCGACGCGCGGTTGTCCATCGAGGAACTCGCGGTCCGCTCGGGGATCTCTCAAGAGCAGATCCGCAACATCGAGTCCGGGCGGGCGATGAACCCCAGGCCGGCGACCCTCGGGAAGCTCGCGGATGTCCTCGAAGTGGCCCCGTCAGAGCTTGACCCCAAGCTGACGGGCAGCGAGGCCGCGACCTGATGCCCGGCCACGACGGGATGGCATCCCGCGAGGAGTGGGCCAAGAGCCCGGTCCATCAGGCCAGCACGTACGCGTGCAGCAAGTGCGGGCAGCGGTTCGCCACGCCGCACGACGTCTACGACCACCTCGACCGCGAGCACCCGCAGACGGCGCCGCGGAACCGTCGCAAGGGAGCAAGCAAATGAGCACGATGCCCGTCGTCGAGACGCGCTACGACCAGCTGGTGCGCGCGGGCCGCGATGCGCGCGAGCAGGCCGACAACGTCCAGTGGGTCGAGGGAGACCTGGCCCTTCAGGTCGATGCCCTCGGGGCGAACGAGCGGCCGCGGGACCCCGAGACCGGCGCGTTCCTCGAAGACCCGGACAAGGCGCTCAAGAGGTACGCCGAGGACATCGAGGTCCCCTACGGCACCTTGATGCGGTACCGGCAGGTATCCGAAGCATGGCCCACGACGAGGCGCCTCGCCGTGGTCTCCTGGACGGTTCATCAGGCCCTTGCCGCCCAAGACGACCGCTTCGATCTGATCCGCGAAGGGATGACGCAGGCGGAAGCCCGCCGCCTCGTCCGTCAGCGCAACGCGGCGAACTACGGCGGCAAGCCCGGCTGGCACGAACTCCTCGGCCGCGTCGGTGACGCGCTCACCGCCGCCGACAAGCACCTCAAGAAGTTCGACGACGAACTCACCCGCCAGCCGAACAAGGCGCTGCGAACCAAGGCCGAGACGTACGCGGCCCGCGCCGAAGCGATCGCCGCGAAGCTCCGCGACATCGCCAACGAGGACTAACCCCCGCATGGGTGTGCTGGTGGAGTTCGTGCTCGTCGCCGGGGTGCTTGCCGCCCACGGCCTTCTCGCCGCAGCCGTCGTGATCGGCGGCACGGCCCTGTTGGACCACTTCGGCGTTCTCGACCTGGGAGGGCGGGACTCATGAGCTTGTGGATGGTCGGTCCGGTCGACCCGGACCCGGAACGCGACCGCGAACTTGCGGAGCGGCGCGACGACCACGACGACCACCAAGACCACCTCGACCGCTACCGGGATGTGGTGGTGCCGTTCCCCAGGGCGCACCGGCTCGCCCGGGATGAGCGCGAGGCGACCGCCCGGCTGTACCCGAACCCGCGCGGTGTGCAGGCCACGCCGCGGACCCCGCCGACCGGAGACGCCGCATGAGCACCATCCTGCCCGACCGGCTCGCTGAGCTGGACACCCTCACGCTCGCGACGGGCGCACACCCGAACCCGCAGGCCGGCATGTGCGCGATGGAAGCCGCCGCCTGGATTGCCGGCGAACCGCACACCGACCACCCTGAGTGCGTCTGCCCGGTGATCGGCGTGTTCCTGCGCTACTGGAACGACGACCTCGACGATCAGGGCCGCCAGCAGCTGAAGGACCTGATCCCGCTGACGATTGGTACCCGCGGGACGCCGGGCTTGGAGGAGCGGCGGGCATGGATGGTCACCGACTGGCTGGTGCGCGTGCATACCCCGGCGTGGCTGGAGCTTGCGGGTGTCGCGTCGTCCGCCGCGGCGTTGCGGGCGTTGCCGCCCCTGATACCTGACGCTGTGAACGCCGCGATGCCCGTTCTCCGCGATGCTGGCCAGCAGGCGACCGCTGCGTGGGCCGCTGCGCGGGCCGCTGCGGGGGCCGCTGCGTGGGACGCTGCGGGGGCCGCTGCGCGGGACGCTGCGTGGGCCGCTGCGGGGGCCGCTGCGGGGGCCGCTGCGTGA